GCTGCATACGTTCCGTACATTGGAGATTGGTAGTTACCGTTGCGGTAGATATCGCCGCCGGCTCGGCCGGGGACGGTGTCTCCAAACATTTCAACAAAGTCTGCATAAGATGAGACTTGGACGGGCTGCATCGCGAGACCGCGAGAGGCGCGACCAATTACGACGGGGCCGATAGCTTGGGCGGTTTTAGGAATGAAAGAGTTATCAATTTCATTAATGAACACACCGGGGGAGACAAATTTAAAGTTTTTCACTGACATATTGCTGGGTTCCTCTTCTGTGAGTATGACATTATATCATATTGCAATCATAAACTAAATAGTATTTCTATTTTCAAAAAGCGGAAAAAGGTCCTGAACTAAATAGAAAAAAGGGGGCCCATGTCAGGAACTCTCTCCAAAGAATGGAATCTCGCCTCCTGGGACCTCTCTTTCGGAGGGAAACTGGAATTCTACGGTGTTTTGGTCCATGCGTACAATAGGGCGATCCGCATTCTCCCCCTCGCCGATCAAATAGCCCAGGACACGGATGGTAATCTCGGTCGTAAACATGCGTAAGTCCTCAGCTAAATTGCTCACGTTGTTATTGTGAGTGAAGCTTTGATCGATGAACGCTTCATATAAATGTCCGTTGCGGCGCATGACAAAAGAGTTAATTTGCCCTGTGCGTCCGATAAACGGCGTCACCAACTCGTTCATTTGTTGTTGATATTCGGTTTTGATCCTGATCTTGTATTCAATATTAACGTATACAGGAATGGGAATAGAAAGCGTTTCAATCACAATCTTTCTGTTTTTTCGCGGATAATAAAGTTGGCTCTTGGTGCCGGTGTTGTTTCGCGTACCACTGGCCACAGCGAAATTGCGTGTCTTATCGGGAACGATGCGTTTGGCAATAACAAAGCGACCAGAGCGTCCATTTTTGCGTTTCGAATAATAGTGAGCCTGAAAGGAGCCTTTTTTCTGTGGATCTTTGACAATATTTGTGCGTTCGACACTAACCAATGGAAGCTTAAGGGCGCCGGCGTCATCTCGTAAAGCCTTCTCGTTCTTAATCTGAAACGCTCTTTCCGGCACCTGCCACAATACAGGGGTTTCAACAAAGCCTTCATTGGTTCGCGTAGAGAGCTTTAAATCTTCTTTGACCCAGGATACGATGGAATAATCTATATTCTCAATGGTCGAAGCAAGCATCCCTATTTCTTTTAAACTAAAGGATGCCTCATGGTCCTTTGGCAACATAGCAAAATCAAAGTTATCAGGTAGCATCGAATAATCCCTTTCTGGCGCGTTTGCACGTCGCAGCAATTTCAAAACTGTGGTCTACTTGTCCAAAAAGCTTAGTAGGCTCGGACAGCTTTACAATTTCATAGAAGTAATCTCCGTAAAGCACGAAATCGCCCTCACGGACATATAAGTCTTGATCTTCGGTAAGGCGCCGGCGGTGGAAGTGGATAGTAATCTCCCAGGACTTGTCAATTCCGGCATTTTCCATATATTCGGTGACATAGTCGGTAAATTCGACCAAGGCATAGACTCGCACCGGGGGCAAGTAAGTTTTATCAATAGCTTCACCGTATAATTCATGGAAATTGGTGACTTCCAAATCAATGGGATAGTACAAGATCTGTTGACCAATGACTTTTTCGATTAATTCATCATTAACCTGCTTTACGAGGTCGCGTTCTTTCTTACCTAAGAAAAGCGGGGGTGGTGGTGCTGGGGGTCTTTTCCATTCGTTATCGGACATTCATTATTATCCCACAAATATGGGCAACGGTGAAAATTTCATGGTCTCGGCGGCCGCTGTGGCGCGCTCCGAGTCATCTTTGGTGAGTTGCACATACTCCATTTCTTTAAGAAGCTCTCGGAGCTTATCTTTAAGGCTTGTTTGTTCTTCCTTAGCTTGTGAGAGCAGTTCTGAATGATTGAGAGTGACGCTCTCGCCAGGAATGGGCATTGTCGTGAATTTGCCGCGAATTTGACCCAGCATCTCCTTACAGAGCGCTAAGGCGTACTTTCTAATCCATTGCTTACCAATTGAGTTGATATTGCCGTAGGGGATGTTGCCGAAAGGCGCGGTGTTGATGTTATTGATCCCACCGATGCTGCCGCTATAGCCAGCGTTGTCATCCCAGGCGTTGTCCTCAACATAAAACTTGAACCAAATACGATCCATCTCTGCAAGTCCCCAATAGCTCGGGGTGGGGAACAGTCTAAGCCTTCCATCAATCAATTCATAGGAATAGTTGGAAGTACGGGTCCTAATAGAGTCCTCGTACATGATAGCTTGTAGCTTGTTCTGCCATGTGGGAATAATCTCAAATGTGGAGTCATCGGCGAACTGTCCGTATGTGGAATAATTACCAACGACACCTACCCCTCCATAATAGCCATAGAAGCGCCACATTGCCCTAGGAGAGACGTAAAAAACCTGAGTGATGATTACCCTCTTATTATCAACTTTGCCGCTGTAATCGACAGGGCGCCCTGCGTCGTCGACGCCCGAATTAGAGGCACTGCTAATAATGCCCTGGAGATCGTAGTCCTGCACACCTTGAGCAGGTCCGAAAGAGGCGGAATATTCGCGGATGGTGCCACCAAACCCTGCGGCCGCTGCTAAGCCGTCGCCGGCGGAGCGCGCTGCTTCAAACTGAAAGCGGGGGTATTTGAGGGAAACGTGTGTTCCTCCTAAACTGGAGGAAAGGGAGCCACTCTTGATATTTCCGATATGATCGAAGGTGCCGGTAGCATCTCCGAGCAAACTGCCGAGGCTGTTTTTGCCCTGGTGAAGGTTAATAATGTAGGAGTACTCTAATACGGCTTCTTCATAAGCGGCGTATACATTGTTGGGGGTCAACTCAATGTCGACTACATCTCCACCCAGTTTCTTATAAACATAGGCTACCTGGAGGGCTGCTCCGCTTAGGAAATCAACGGAACCGGTATAGGCTCCGAAGGGTACTGCGGCGGCAACTTTGGCTGCGCTGCCGGTGGAAGTTAATACTATCGCACTAGTTTCGGAAATAGGTTGAAGGTCAGTTGGCATAAAAAGGGATCCTCTGCTAAACTAAATAGTTGTTCAAGAGCAAAGGCGCCTGCAAGTATTCATAAAACGAAAATCTCAAAAATTTACCGGGGAAAAAATTTGGTAAATCGACATTTTGGTTTGGGCTCTCCAAAAACAAAACCCCTGTCACACGAAGGTGACAGGGGGATTGTTTTATAGAGGACTAATCTAATCTATTGATCAGCCGCCTGACTCACCCAAGAGTCCGCGTACGATAACCAGACCGTACATATCGGGACGCACCATCTTCTTGGCGTACCGAGTCATCACGCCCTTGCGGGGCACGAAGTCTTCAGGGCCAAAGATAGTGGGTGTGGTTTGCAGTGGCACATACGGTGCGTAAACAAATCCGCTTTCAAGGAAAGAGGATCCGCGACGTCCGACCAGGACCACGTTCCGGAGGAAGTATGGGTCAACAATGACATCAAACTTCTTGGAAAGTGAACCGACCTTGACGGCACCAATGGAACCCTTCTCGTCGTCATTAGTGACGGAAGCACGGAAGCCAGCCGTAAACTCAAGGAGGTTGGCAACTTCGGGTCCGCAGACGACAAAGTTAGCACCACCCCGCAAAGTCTTGCGGTGAATCTGTGCAGACACATCATTAATGGTCTCGATGAGGGTTTCATACCACTCACTCACTGTACCGGTGAAATCGGGAGCCTTAGTAGACGCACCAATCTCAGCACCAGTCTCACGGTTTAAGAACATACCGGGAGAGCGGGACCAGTAGTAGGTTGCTGCAGTCGCGCCATTGACGAGATCTGCGAGAACCTCACGGTCAATCTCAAGAGCAACTTGCTCAGAGAGAATGCTCGTAAGCTCAACCTCAGCATCAAGGTTGTGGTAGGCGTTAAGATCTTGTCCTAACTCCGGGGTCCACTTAGCCTTGAGCTTCTTGGTCATGGCAGTAATCGCCACGGAATCGACCTTGATGTCGATCTCGGGGATGTTCTGCTCATTCTCAAGTCCCCACTCAGCCTGTCCAACAATAGAACCTGCTGCACCACCGGCGACGAGGTCATCGGTTTGTGCCCACGAAACGGTATTAAGACTAGATGTCAAACCACCGAGAACGAGGTCACGCAGGTTTACGACGCGACCCGGGTTATCAGCGCCACCATCACTACCCGTACTAACGAAGACAAGCTTCAGGCGGGGAGTACCAGAGGCACTTACCACTTGAGTGTGACGACGGATCAGGCGTGCAGATGCTTGTGCACCAGCAGCCAAAGAGCCGTTAGCAGACGCGCGGAGAACTCCGTTACCGAGCGAAGACGACACGTTGAATGATTGGGGTCCATCAGTGTTACACTGATCCAAACCACTCAGCAGAACTGTCACCTCAGCGACCCAGGTCGACCCGGAAACCAAATCCGGATCCCAATTAACTGCCTTATTAAGGACAGATGCTGAAGTTTCCTGACTTCCAAAGATGCCATAAGTGCCGGCTTGGGGACTCCATGTGAGCTGATCCGCGGTGTCGGAACCTGTCGGAGACGAATAACCGTTGTTGAGGTTATACGCACCACCAGCATAGCCTACGCCATACTCGTCAAGTTCCACACCACCAGTGATCTGGGAGCCAACCTTTCCGCCACCGTAGAAAGAACTGGACCAGTTGTAGGCCAAACGCGAATACTCGTCGTTCTGGCCGTCGCCGGTGTCCCTGCTAATGGTGAAGTCCAGGAAGAAGATGAGACCCGAGGGGAGACTCATCGGCTGAACACTAACAAGATCGTTAGCGATCAGTCCCGCAAAAACACGACGGACAATGGGGAATGCGACGGCTGCAAAACCTTCGACATCTCCACCGGCCATGGTAGAAGTTTCACGGAGAAGCTCTTTTGCTTGGTTCTCAAGCAGTCGAGCCATAGAGTGGCGCTTGCGATCACTATCAATGCCTTCCAGCAATCCAGTGCGCTCCCACTTCTCTAAAAGTGCATGCCCTTCGGCACGCAGGTCACGATTGATAACTCCTTCGGTCAATCGTTCAATAATACCAGCCATTTTAAAATACCTCCTATATTAATGTATTTGTATCTTAATCGATACCTGCTAGTTTTTTCATCCTATCCGCAATTGGATCGGATGGCGTGCTTTCCTGACGGGAAGCACGAATAACAGAGGTGCGCTGACGACCAATTGCTTCGCTAAGTGATTGTGGTCCACGTTTAGGGGCGGACTCCACTGTGCTTTCAAGCGTACGGTATATTGTCTTGGCTTCTGTTACGGAACCAGCTTTTGAAATAGCATCGGCAATTTTTGTTTTTTGCCGCTCATTTAGGGAGGTATTTCTCAAAACACGGTTCGTGTAAAGCAAGCGAGCATTGGAAAGGTTTACATCATGTAAATTTTCCTTTAGCTGTTGAGTTGCTTGCTTGTATTGTGTAAGGCTATCTTTAAGTCGTTTATTTTCGAAAACAACTTCTTCTTGAGCCTTCTTCAAATCGTTCATATTGTCCTCGACGTCAGTACTGCGACGGCGAGCAAATTCTTTTTCCATTTGGTAGCGCATGGCTTCGGTGGAGCTTCCAGCCCAACCAGTTAAGTCTGCACCCATATCAACTGTAAGCCTTTCTACGATGGAATCAATAAATTCATCGGAAATATCGAGGGATTCTTTGGTGGGGCCTACGCCGGCATCATCCGAAGCTTCAAACTCTGTACTTTCAGCGGCTTCTTCAGCCGCATCAGCTTCGCCTTGGGCACCACCTTCCTTCTCGGTGTCGGGATCGGTGGCCATTTCGCCGGATTCTTGGGCGCCCAGTGGATCGGCATCCTCCAACAATGCATACAAATCTGCTTCGTTAAGATTGATTTCCTGCTCACCTTGAAGCTGCTGTACGGCTTCTTGGAGGGCGTCAAGGTTAATGTCTACCTCGACGTCTTCGCCGGAACGTGGGAGGCGGGATAAGCCTTCACCCTCGTTTTCGGAGAGTCCGTCAGTCGCAGCGAGTGGAATGTTTTCGGCCACTTCTTCGGCTTCGCCTTCTTCAAGCGCGCCTTCTTCGGGGGCGCCCAAATCCATGGGGGGGGCGCCGGCATCAGGCGCTGCTAAGTCTGCACCAAGGTCGAGAGGGGCTTCCTCTTCTTGCTCCAGAAGGGCGTTAAGGGTGCTTCTCACCTCTTCTGAATATCTATCGATTACGGAAGCTTCCGCGTTTTTAAGCGCGGCTTCGCGCAGAGCTTTTGCGTCGACAATCGCGTCTCTTAACAAGTGGGACATTAATATACTCCTACAAATGGCACTAATTCAAAATAAATAGTGCTGCAGAAGTCAAAACGACTATTATTATGAGCCGCGACTATTGATAATCCACCAATTTTCACCGTCTGATTGAAGACAGCGAGAAGAAGTGTTCATTTTTAATTTGATATCCTCGAACAGATCGATTGAACCGCCGGCACTCTTGATGGTTAAAACGTTTCCTTTGAGGGTGTATTTTTCGGTATGAACTGCCTTAATATTAAGGAGGCGTCCACGGTTTGTGCTGGCGTCGGGAAGCACCACACACACATTGTTGGCGGAGGTGTCTGCCAGGATAGTATAGTCGTCGGGTCCGACTTTGTAGTCCTTCTGAGATACAGTAGTAATGTTTTGGTGCTGCGCTGAACTGTGTAGTACGGGGCCGTCTAATTGTACTTGTTCGCTGGCTTTCAAAGTTAGCGTCGAGACTTGACCGTGGACATTCAAAAGGTTTTGTCCGGAGTCGAACGTTAATGTGGGTGCCGAACCAAAAGATGAACCCTTTCTAAACTGGAGGGTGTGCTGCTCGCCGCTAGGGTGATGAATCTTAGAGTTAATGTAGTCTTTATAGAAGGCTTGGAGGGTGGATTTGCGGATCAGGTTGTGCGAGTTGTCGTATACCAAAATACTGTCGCCGTCTGCCAGGGTTTGTCCGTTCATTTTGATAGAACCTACCGTGTGGAAGCTTAATGTTAGTTGGTCGTCTTCGACAGCCAGGGCGCCGTTCTTGCGCAAGTCTAAACTCTTGGCTGGGACTAGTCCTCGCAAGTTCTCCGCGGGGAGATCGATTAGGTTCTCTCCAGATCCATAAATATTGTTGAATTTCAAATTTTCGCCGGTTAGCGTGTGTCCATCCCATGCGAGGTTGGCGGCTGCTGTGATGGTTTTGTCGCCATTGGCTATCAGAACACCGGAAGCACGATTGTTTTTGATGGTCTCGACTGCTACGGGCTTTAAGAGCGTTCCGTCGTGCAATTTATAACCTTCGGCAATTACTGTTTGCGTAAAGATCTTTTGGCCGCCGATCTTCTCATCGGAAAAGTTGTCAATCGCATGATCAACCTTGTCAATCTTCTTAAGTTGTTCTCGCTCTTCCTCTCCCAATCCCACAAGGGGGGTTTCGAGAGGAAATTGCGCAATATTATAAGCCATACTATGTTTGTACCTTCTAGTTGGACCAGTATTTGGTGTTATCTGTGATAATTAGGCTACCCAAATTATAATCGCTCTCATAATAAAAGCCAAAATCGTATCTTTCTAAGATCTGGCGTACTAGCGCCTGCATTCGAGTGGAGTTTCCCGTTATTATGCGGAGAGGCACGCTGTAGCTTAAGACAAAATTCTCAACTTTACTCTGAACGGAGGCGTGGTGGGCGCCGTGTAAGTCTAATGTTCTCATAATTGTAAGTAGTACGTAAAAAGGGCGCCCCCCACAAGGAGGGACGCCCAGTAAACATTATCTTAGTAAGAGATAAAACTCAAATTAGACAATAGACCACGAACCGGAAATCGTGTAGACAAAGCCCACAGTAGCATAAGGATCGTTGAGAACAACTTGCTCTACACCATCCATCTTGTGGGTTCCAGAGACTTCAACATGAATACGATTATTTACGCCGCAGTTACTCGGAGCTTTAAGAAAGAAGGTATCACCCACTGTTGGAGCCGAGGCTTCGGGGAGACTAACTTCTACATATCCGTCGTTGGGATCAATGGTGCCGGTAAAGTAGTTCATTCCTGCAGTCAATGTCGAGTTGTCAATGACAGCTGTGGAACTCATCGAGTCACCACCAGAAGTGTCCACAGAGAACACACCGTTAGTCGCAGTAACACCAGTACCAGCCATCGCACTTGCGAGATCAGCAATGCTTTCCTTTCTACTTGCGTTGCTGTCGTTAGCATCGATGATACCAATGCTATCGCTAGCAACGTCAACAGCAGCAGCAGTCAACGAGTTCAGGTCGAGAGCCAGCACCGAGGATGCAGCCTTCAGACCGTCGCTTCCAGCAAGGAAAGTTGCGAAATCCGCAAGCGAGTCTTTCTTGGCATCGCCAGTAGCGCCGCCATCAAGGAACATGACATAGTCAGCCGCGGCAATCTGCGTATCCGAGAGCAGAGCAGGCGACTTGATGGCCAGGTTGTCGACAGTGATTTTGTGAAGCCCACTATCGCCAGCATCATTGAACATGATAGCATCGCCAGTGCCAATCTCTTCAGCCGCCAAGTCATCAATGTCGATGGACAAGACGCCAGAATCCGCATCAATACCGGTAGCACTAGTAGTGCCAGCGGCTGCTGAGATCAAGTCAGCCCACTTTTCTTTCTTACCGTCGCCGGTACCACCACCGTCGAGGAAGACCACATAGTCGTCAGCAACGGTCATAGCTGCTTCTGTAAGAAGTGGAAGCAGGTCCGTGATCAGGTTATCACCTGTAATTTTCTTGGTTGGATCACTAGCCTCAGCTTGTTGAACAATACCAAATGTATCGCCACTCACAACAGCAGTCACTGCCGTGAGGTCATCCATGTCAAGACCCATATCGTTAGCTCCAACCGTGAGACCACCATTTGTTTGGTTAACAACAGCAAGTGTTGTGTTGGTCACAGTAAGACCGGCACCACCGAGTAAGTCAGCGAAATCGGATGTATCACACTTAGCAGCAGTACCAGAAGCACCACCATCAAGGAAGATGAGGTTGTCACCGTCAGCAAGCGTTGCAGCCGAGGCTTCGGTCAGATCGACCGAGACAGCATCAGCAGCGACATCGATTAGCGTACCTGCACCAACCTCAAGAACCCCAGAGTCAGCGTCAAGACCAGCACCGGCTATCGCAGCCACCGTGGTCGCAAAGCTGGCCCTTTTACTGCTGCCATCTCCGGCATCAACAATGGCAATGCCATCGTTTGCAACGTCCATTGTGGCGGTGGACAAGTCGACGAGGTCAAGCTTCAAAGCGTTTGCCGAACGGGCGAGTCCGCCGTTGGTGGCGGAGACAAGATTGTCGCACAAATCTGTGCTAAGATTTCTACCGTCGATTAATCCGGAAGCTGAAATGTTAGTGGTAACACCACTTGCACTCAGAGACGTCTGGATTGGACCTGCGATAGTTAGAGAACCACTTAAAATTGTGGGACCTAATTGAAATTTATAAGCCATATTTAAAAACCCTCCATATTATAGTTTTTTAGGCGAGCAGGTAAAGATAAACCTCACCCACTCAAGCCCCATCTATCAAGACGAGGCTCGCTATTAATTAGTGTTTAGGGTCGCTTAAATTTAATAAATTAGCTGGCGGTCGACGCTCCAATCACAAATATGGCGCCTTTAGAAGCATGTCTAATCAACTTTTGCATTTTCGGTCTATCAATAAATAAGCCAAGATCCGGAAGATGCGTACACACAAGAGACGGCGCCGTAGGGCGAATTGAGCACGATAGAGTCGACCCCATCAATGGTGTGACTACCCGAAGTGGCGATAGTGACAATGCGTACAGCACTACAATTGCTGGGCCCTTTGATGTGTACAAGGTCGCCTAATGTAGGAGCAGGTGTTTCGGGCAGTGAAACAATCATGGTCGTCACTGCGGAGCCCAGTGTCCCCGTAAAATAGTTAAAGCCGGCTGTCAGCGTGGCACCCTGCACTGCCGCAGTTGCAGTTACTCGATCCCCTGATCCTGTGCCCGCCGTAATGCCAGTTAAGCGACTTCCATCGCCTTCGAAGAAAGTGGCTTTGACACCAATGCTGGCGGTAAGATCACCGGTAACATTGAGTACATCACCATCAAATGTGAGATTACTTTCACAAGTGATGTCATTAGCATCGCCGCCAACGTTGGTAATGATGGCGTTATTGGTGGCGTTAGAGAGGCGGGGCACATTAATAATTGCGCTCCCGTCTGAGGTACTCAAATTACCTGAGAGTATGTTGCCAACTATTAAGTCGCCAGGAAGATACTCTTGAGCCGCTATTACAGTGCCAGATAAAGTGTTGTATGCCATAAAGCACCAGAGCCTCCATTAGAATACATACCACTCAGTAGCACCATTTGAATACAGATGAATAGCAGGCATTGAGCCTGTTAGTAAATAGTAGTCCGCATTATCAATTGTATCAGCACCAGAGCCTGAAATGTGAATTGCCGATCCTGTGGAGCGCGACCCGGGATATTCATCCTTTACGATTACAATGCCGCCGCGGCCAACTGTGGCGGCGCTGGGGAGCCTGAAATCGGTGCGCAAGTCTCCCACATTGATTCCTACAATGTAGTCTCCAGCCGACGCTGTGACCTTGTCGACGAGCACATTCCGATAGTTACCTTGGAATGCGCCGGATACAGTCAGTCCGCCCGAGCCTGTAATATATACTCGACTCTCAGCCAACGAGGCGCTTAGGACATAGCCTGCGCCGCCGGCTTTCCACACAGATAAACTTCCTGTGCGAATGTGTGTATCGTCGTTGCTGTTACCAAATTTAGTGGAACCCGTTGCATCGATGACCGTCACATCTTCAATGTGCATGTGACTGGCGCTAATCGTACCTGTAACCGAAAGCGTTCCTGTTAGCTGCAATAAATTATGAGCCGACTGGTATGTAAAATTAGCCGAGCCCGAGGAGAACGTGTCTCCTGCGCCTGTCATGTATTGCACAGAGCCGGATGGTCCGTTGGCATTGCCAGTAGCGGATCCGGTATCGGAACAGTTTATATATGCCCATCCAAAATCAGCCATTATCTAATTCCTCTTATCCCTTTAATTAAACTAAATGCTCAGTAAGTCCAGAACCAGTTAAATCATACATACTCTTGCGATCAATCCCTGTAAGTTCGGCTATTACCCTGTACGATGCATCGTTGCCTCCATTAGCTGGGGCACTTACAAATATCTGCTTACATTTTGCGTTAAAGGTAAATGAATCTTCATCACTATCTAATTCAACATAGTGTAGTCCGCTAATAACGGGGCCTGAACTCGTAGAATTAAAGTGAATTCGAATAGTATTACTAGAATGGTTAACTACAGTAACATTTTTAGTTACATAGGGAAATTGATATTGTTCTTCATGTAGTGGAGGATGCGCGCCGTGGCCGCTAACATAAGGTTGTCCTGCAACCTGATAAGATCCCACATTTGCTAGTCCGGGGGGAGACCATCCAATATGACTTGCCATTATAAAACTCCTAATTTCTTCATATTCATTATAAATAGTACCTAAATTTTTCTATTGCGCCTTCTTTCTTCAGCGCGCTTTCTTTTTTTTTCATCTCGTAATCTTTGACGCTCGGCGCGGATGCGTTTTTCCTTCTTGGCGACCGAAGGTTTTTTATGATGCCGCTTCTCTTTGACAGCTTCTAAGATACGCTCTTTCTTCACTTTCTTGATAAAGCGACGAATCATTTTTTCCGCGTGGCCGCGGCACTCTTTTTGAGTAACCTTTACATGTGTTGCTTTTGCCATTTTCCTTCCTATTTCAATGCCTGCCAAATGGCAGATGACTTGCCCATAAGGGAACTAATATCTACGCCCGAGTCTCTAGAATCTCCGAGATCTACGGTACCAGCCGAGGGGCTCGGGCCCTGTGCAGGTAGCGCTTCCGTCCCTTCAAAGAGGTTTACACCATTATAGGCGTCTTTTCCAATGGCATCCATCATCTGTTGTCGGTGCTCTTGCAACTTGCGCGACGTGGATTCCGCTTGTTGCTTCATATACTTTTCACTCTCGCGCTTCTTTTGTCTGCGTGGCGGTGCGGCTTCAGTGATTACATTTTGTTGTAATCCTTTAGCTACTTCTGCTACCACGTTAGACAAGAGACCTTCTTCTAAAAGGACCTCGTGAATACATTCTTTTACTAAGGGCTTGATTAGTTCTTTTAGTTGTGTTTTTTTCATAATACTCTCGGGTTAATTCCTGCTAGTTCTTTCCAGCGCTTAAGTTGGGCTTCTTCAAGCCGTGGCCGGGCGGCCGGTTTTATTGGACGACTTGGATCTGCTAGTTCTGGAGGAGTCACAAACTGCGGTACTTCTTCATCGTCGGTAAGACCCGGAATCTTGCCTTTGGACACTCCCTCTGCGGTTGTCAGAGCCGTTTTCACTTGAGCAATCTTGTCTCCATGTTTATCCAATATTTTTTGAATATCCTCTCCGACACCCGGCAAAGATGCCAATGCTTCTAATTTTGACTCTGCGGACTCAAAGACTTCTAACCACTTTT